ATGTCGGTTTTTCATAACTGGCTGCTTGATATCGCAAGCGGGAATTACTTTATCTACATCAAACGCCTTTCTGCAAACGACACAGGCGCAACAGGTGGCCATCAGGTCGGACTTTATATCCCCTCAAATATCGTTGAAAAGCTTTTTCCATCAATCAATCATACTCGCGAACTGAACCCTTCAGTCTTCCTTACTGCGCATGTATCATCCCATGATTGCCCTGATACCCAAGCACGCGCAATTTATTACAACAACCGTTATTTTGGTAAGACCCGAAACGAAAAAAGAATTACGCGCTGGGGGAGAGGAAGTCCATTACAGAACCCTGAAAATACAGGAGCCCTCACAATTCTTGCTTTCAGGTTAAACGAACAGAACACTGACTGTTCCGAGGTAGATATATGGGTCTGCGTCAATCCCGATGAAGAGGATATCATCGAGTCTGCTATTGGCGAAATCATACCTGGAACCCTAATTTCCGGCCCTGCCGGACAAATTTTGGGCGGATTGTCTCTTCAGCAAACTCCAGTAAATCATAAATATGTTATTCCTGAAGACTGGAAGAAGCGTTTTCCTTCTGGAAACGAAATTATTCAATATGCTGCTGGCCATTATGCTAAAAACTCCAAGGATCCAGATGAGCAACTGATTGACCGTCGGCGTGTCGAGTATGATATTTTTCTACTCGTCGAGGAATTACATGTTCTTGATATTATTAAGAAAGGATTCGATTCTGTAGATGAGTTTATTGCATTAGCCAACTCTGTCAGTAATCGACGTAAATCAAGGGCAGGCAAATCACTTGAACTTCACCTAGAGAAGCTTTTTATCGAGCACGGACTACGGCATTTCTCCACTCAGGCAGTTACTGAAGGTAATAAAAAACCAGATTTCCTGTTTCCTTCAGCAGAGGCATATCATAACGTTGAATTTCCTGTAGAAAACTTACGTATGCTGGCAGTAAAGACCACCTGCAAAGATCGCTGGCGTCAGATACTGAATGAAGCAGATAAAATCCATCAGGTACATTTATTTACACTGCAAGAAGGTGTTTCTTCAGCACAATACCGAGAAATGAAAGATGCGGGTGTCAGACTCGTTGTACCATCAACTTTACATAAAAAATACCCAGAAGCAGTTAGAGAAGAATTAATAACGCTCGGAGCATTCATTACTGAGCTGATAGAGCTTTACGCTGAACTATCATAGGCTGACTCCCGGCTTAAAAGGCCGGGAGATGTTCTCAAGGCTGCCCAGTCTTACCAGCATCAGCAGAAACAGCTTTGAGGATATAGGGTTCCAGAAGTCTGGCAACAGCTTCAAATACTGGCACCACAACTGAGTTACCGAACTGCCGATATGACTGAGTATCTGAAACCGGAATACGGAATGGTTTCCCTCCAGGTTTTTCAAATCCCATAAGGCGTGCGCACTCTCGGGGAGTCAGCCTGCGTGGTCGACGAGCCTGATTACTCTCATTCATAAAGTCAGCCTCTCCCGTTGCCATATCCCAACCACGATCAATAAGAATTTCTGATCCGTCTTTGTGATATCTGGCAGAAAGTGTGCGTGCAATGCTTTCCTTATTCTCAGGATTGACCAACCCAAAGCCAAAACCATTCCCCTTGGCTGCATGCTTTTTGGCGTAGTTATAAAGGTACTCCCATAGTTTTGGCGTAAGTATATATTTACTGTCGACTACAGGCTCCAGCAATTCACCAAATGATGGGCGGTGTTCCGGATAAAAACGACTGATATCACGCAAGGTAAACCCCTTGTGAATATTCAGATCTCGTCTAAATCCGACCAGAACAATGCGTTCACGATGCTGAGGCAAAAAATGCTTCCCATCGATAATCTTTGGATCGTTTTTTCCCATTTCTGCAGCATCGGCAACTTCGTAGCCCAGCTCGTCAAGGGTCTCCATAATGACTTTGAAAGTTTTACCCTTATCATGGCTCTTCAGATTTTTGACATTTTCCAGCACAAAAATTGCCGGTTTTTTTGCTCGTATAATACGTGCCACGTCAAAAAAAAGTGTTCCTTGTGCTTCACATTCAAAACCATGCGCACGACCAAGTGAGTTTTTCTTACTAACACCAGCAAGGCTAAATGGCTGGCACGGGAACCCCGCAAGAAGCACATCATGATCCGGCACATGCTCATCAATATATGCATAAGCATCCGTTTCCAATACATCGGTTTTATCACTCAGCGTGACTTCCCGAATATCGAGATTGAATTTATGCACCTGTTCATCGTTAAACCAGTTGGCTTTGTATGTACGCACAGCATCTTTATTCCATTCACTGGTAAAAACACACTGGCCTCCAATGGCCTCAAAACCTTTCCGTATCCCTCCAATTCCAGCAAATAAGTCAATGAAGCGGAAAGCATATTCCGGATGGTTTGCAGGTGGTTCTGGTAGCATCTTACGCAGAAGAGACTCTTCTACTGAAGTCAACGATTTTGGTAAACACTTGCCATTAATCCAGCGGTTAATGGTTTCACGGCTCCACTCATTTTTTCCGACTTTTCTCAGTAATTCAGCCACATACTTCTGATCATAGATTTCCAGCACTTTCTCGATAAGCTTTTTATCATTTTCCTGTCGCAGCTTTTCTTCCGCCTCGGCTTCCTTCAGCAGATGCTGTGCCAACACTTCAAATTCAGACATAATTCCTCCAAGGGGTCTAATGGGTGAAACTTTATCACTCATTCAACCCAGAAGGAAATGTTTTATCTGGATATTTAAACAGTGACTACAACGTAATCTAGCACTGGTGATGCTTTGTTAGGCATAGAGAATCATTCTATATACGACTAATGACAGAAAAACAGCAGACAAGTAGTTTGTTCATAAATTAACGCATACTATGTGTCTACGGTTTTCGAGACCGGTCCAATCATCAAACGAAACATAAAATTAATTCACATTATGAGGAAAAGTATCTTTTTTGTACTATGTAAATTCAAAGGCTTAGCCTCATTTCCCCGATGGTTTTCTCAACACTACTGGTTGTGAGCCCTTGCAATGTTCATTAATATACGTCTCACAAATAATTCATAGATATTGCAAAATGGATATTACTGAGTTTCCTTCTGGAGTAATTGAACACCTTGGCTGGTATGTATACCGATTGATTGATCCGAGGGACGGAAGCACCTTCTATGTAGGGAAAGGCAAAGGTAACCGCGTATTTGCCCATATGCGCGGTGAAGTGGCAGCAGCTGACGATGACGAGTTACTGAGCAACAAGCTAAAGCAAATTAGAGAAATAAGGTTAGCAGGACTTGAAGTTATCCACGTCATCCATCGACACGGAATGACTGATGAAAAGACGGCGTACGAAGTTGAAGCAGCACTTATTGATGCCTACCCTGGGTTAACGAATATCATGAATGGTGCTGGCAGCAATGAATTCGGCGCCGCGCATGTCAAAGAGTTGATAGCAACATATCAACCCGAAACCATAACATTTCATCATAAAGCATTAATGATTTCCGTTAACAGAAGTGCAAAGGATTCAGAGCTTTATGATGCTGTTCGATTTAGCTGGCGCATTAATGTCTCTCGCGCCAGCCAAGCAGAAGTCATTCTTGCCACTGTAAGGGGCATCGTTCGAGGGGTTTTTATTGCTGATAAATGGCTCAAATCAACACGTGAAAATTTCCCTAAGATGAAATACTGGGACGAGGATCCTGACTTTGAGGCAACACAAAGTTCTCGCTATGGTTTTGAAGGTCGAGAAGCCCCACCTGAAATAGCAAATCTTTATCTTGGGAAAAAAATACCAGATGAATTAAGAAAAAAAGGAGCTATGTCCCCGGTCCGTTACTCACCTAATTTTTGAGTATTCAATTGATAAGATTAAACCGCAGCACGTTATTGCATACAACGTACCTGCGGTTTCAACTCCGCCGCCCCCCCCCAATCATGATTGGACAGCACTTGCAAAAAAAAGAAATTAGTATTCTCAGCAGGACACCGGTCAGATAGTGCGGCAGATCAATGTCTGGTGAATATTGATGACCGCTGCCCGCTGATTCTATTGCCGAAACTGTGCGGGAAAAGATGTGGCAAGATATTGTTGGTAAAAAATTCTCAGTGACTTTATGCCAGCAAATCAGTTTGCCTGGCATCCAGTATCGTGTGCGGTGGATAATGTCAAAAAACATGGGGAGTCGATTAAACAGGTATAATCGTTAAAAACCTTCAAACTCCAGGCAAAACCCTATTTCATAGAACATGTACTTTCATCTGGTATACATGAACGAATTATGACTGCGTTAGTAAAATTATCCTGGTTAAATTATAGGCAGAGATATATGTTCCAGTCCAGTGCTTTTTCGTTTACAATATTTATCTTTCATTATCACTTGACTTTATTAAAAGAGGTTCGTTGTGACGAATGTTTTTGGGAAGAGAATATATACCCTGGATGTTCTGAGAGGATTTGCCGCACTTTCCGTTGTGTTATGGCATTGGCAACATTTTTTTATGAAAAAGAATGCTGCATCTGACATAATCATAAACCGCCAACCTTTTTATGAATTTTTTTCCGTCTTTTATCATTACGGTTTATATGCTGTCGAATTGTTTTTTATGATTTCTGGATTCATATTTTTTTATCTATACGCTGACAATATACACAGCAATAAAACCTCAGCAAAAACTTTTATAGTTAACCGTGTCAGTAGATTATATCCACTTTATATATTTACATTTGCTGTCGTGGCAATATTACAAATTATTTTCTTTAAAAGTCATAATTATTTTTTTGTTTATCCTATGAATGACATTTACCATGCCATTCTGAATTTATTGATGATTCAATCATGGGGATTTGAGCGAGGTTGGTCCTTCAACGCCCCGACATGGTCCGTGTCGATTGAAGTACTTATGTACATGATATTTTTTATATTATGCAAGTTCACATCAAAAACAACATTCATATCAATTTTAATAGTTGCATTGTCGTACTACTTTTTCAAAATTAACAATCCCATAATGATCGGCGCATTCTCTTTCTTTATTGGTGGTCTGACTTATAAAATTACGATTGCGGCCATAAAAAATATTAGCGCAAAGTTATTTTTTATTTTTGCTTGTATTTTTCTATTGATCTCATGGGGAGTTATCTTTACCCTGCAAGTAGCAGATATATTCTCAATTATCTTATTCGGATTTACCTCCATAATCTTTTTCCTTGTATCAATTAGCGCAATACGAAACGATTTTGGAAAAAAAATTGAATGGTTGGGCGATATCAGTTATTCATCTTATCTTTTACATTTTCCTTTGCAAATCATTGTTGTTTATTTAGCTGACAAGATTGGCTATGGACGCGATCTTTTTTACAGCCCCAAGGTATTCATTTTATTCATGCTTACATTAATGGCAATTAGCTATATGTCATATATATTCATTGAAAAACCATCGCAACAATTCATCCGAGATAAATTTCATTAAGTAAAGTCACTTTGCAATGATTAGAGTCAACAACTATTACTTTGACTCTAATCACACTGCAGTTTATCCGTATGCTCTATATTCATAAAAATCGACATCAATATATAGAATGGAAATAAACGAAACCGCGTCACATCATCAATACAGAAGCGTTCAAAGCCTTGCAAACCATTGCGAGGCTTTATGTGTCACAGTTTTGTCCTACTTTTATTACACAAAAAGAATTGAGTTACAATTAAACCGCTTCTCCTCAACAGACTTTACTCAGCGAAGCACGGTTCATCCGGCCACTCAATATCCGGTGCAATGCTGGTATCTGTTGCCGTCACAGCCTCGATATAATCCAGCACAACGTTAAGTCGGGTAGTTTCTTCTTGCGTCAGTTTGCGCCCGGCCTGCAGCTTTAACTGAATCACGCTGATATTGGCCATTGCTGCGTCTATCAGCGACTGTTTTTTCTGTTCAGCGTCAGCTACCAGTTCATCATGAGAACGTTCCGGAGGGAGCGGCGCAGTAAATACCCCGTCTGAATACCCCCAGCCGATTCCGGGATGCTCACTGATATCAGAAATATCAATGAGCTGCTGATTATCCGGCACTGTGAATTCAGCCTCGCCATCCCAGACAATGACATTCACAACCATCCCATTTTCAATAACTGCATATGACGCATTCATTATGCAAACTCCTCGATAATACAAATCCCAGCAGCACCTTTCCCGCCTGTCATACTGGTTCCGCTATAACCGGCATCGTATGCGCCACCGCCACCTGAACCATATGCCTTACCACTAACACCACCGCCAGCGCCTGCGCGTCCACCGCCCCCCCAGTACGATGTTCCGCCTTCACCGCTGACGCCGATATTTCCGGACTGACCGTCGCCTCCATTTCCACCAATGATGTTGATACCGCCAGTACTTGGCACGCCGCCGTTACCACCGTTCGTGTTTGTGACTCCTGATTTTCCACCACCTTCACCACCAGGGGCTATTACCGATCCGAACGAGCTATCACCGCCCTTGAGGCCGTTCGTCGCACTAACGCCGCCGGCCCCACCTGCACCGATAGTGACAGGATAACTATCCTTCGTCAGGATCAGCGTGGTGATTACTGTCCCACCTGCCCCGCCGCCAGCACCGAAAAACGTTTCATTATTGGATATAGCCTTGCAGCCGCCCCCTCCGCCACCGCCGCCCGTTATTGTGACCCTGATCCGTTTTGTTCCTGGCGTCGGGGTGTACGTACCTGATGACGTGAAAACCCGGGTATTCACCCAGCGTCCCACGTATCCGCTTGTATCTCCCAAACCAAGGTTTTGAAGAGCCGTTTTCACCGTGCCGTCCGATTTGATATCGCCAAACGGATTTTTGCGACTTAACAGCAGCGCACGAAGCGCGGTAAGCAGCTGGTCATGCCGCCCCTTCTCCAGGCTGGCACCGGATGCCTCCACCACGCTGCAGAGCTCTTCCTGCAACATGTCAAAGTAGTCATCATCCAGATCGGTGGCAGGCGTGCCTGTCTGGGGGTTACCACGGGTAAAACCGTTCTTACCCGCGCCGAACTTATCCTTTTGCGCGGTTTTCGTGTCTATACGATGCATGGATTACTCCGGATATTTAAAAATTACGTAGGTATGCGACGGGCAGAGTTTGTTAAGCACGCACTCGATAACGGTGTCCCCCCAGATACGCAGTGCGGAATCACAGGGATCGCCACATGTCATCCAGGTGGTGTTGGTGGCGGCTGGCATGTTGATCTGCCAGTAATACCGCCATTCCGGCGCATTCACCGCGTCAGTACAGGCCGATGAGCAGGTGAAGGTGCTTTTGTCGTATCGCGTGATGGTGGCATCTGGCCTGCCCAGGGCAGCAAGCTGTGCAAGATAAAAATCCTCGTTGATGCCGCCCGCCAGGTTAACCTTCGCATCCAGCCGTTGCTGACGCTGGCGAAGGGTCTGTGTCCCTGCGGGAATACATTCATCCGGCAGACCGCACAGACGCTCCCAGCGGTTTATCAGTTCAGTGGTGGTGCGCGGATCCAGCTCCCGCATCAGGGCATCCGCACGCTGATGAACGCGGGTTAATGACGGTGCCGCACCGGCAATCGCCGGATCTCTGGCTGACCACGCCGGACCGGGTGGCAACAGTGCCGACAACAGGCGGATGTAATCATCGTTTGTCACGTCCATGAAATCGTCCCCAGAACCGCCAGTTCATTTTTCGCAATGGAGATATTGTCTGCCGGTGCAAGCAACTGATGGCTGTATTCCCCGTTCGCACCGGAAATCGCCTCACTGATACGCGATACCTTCAGTTCTCCCTGCGGATAACCATCACGCAGAAGAAACGAACGCAACTCCGCGGTGATAGCGGCTCGTATTTCTGGTGTGTCCGGCGTCACGCGGATATGAAAATCCACCGTATGTGCCACCGGCCTGAATACATACAAATCAGAGCCTGCCACCGGGGCCAGTGGCCCGATATGTTGTCTTGCCGCCGTTTCCGTTGATTCTTCCGGAATGGGGTTAATCAGGTCACTGCTGGCAATCATCACACCGACAGTTCCCGTTCCCATCCAGTGACGGTATGTCCATGCGCGGGTAATGCCGGGCACTTCTTTAGCCCAGACGACATAGTCCCCGTCAGCCCCGCCCTGAGGCGTCCAGTAATACCGCTCAATGACGCGGGCGCGCCACGTTTCCAGCTCTTCAGTATCAAATCCGCCTGTCAGGGTATCTGCCACGCCGGAAGACGGCAGACCATTAACCGGCGTGACCAGGATTAATGCCGTACCGTCGTCAGCGTTACCGACCGCGCCTGCACTTGAGCAGGCGATCGGCAGGCGCAGGACACCACCGGTGCTGGTTGCATCGGCAGTTGCCGTGTACTGAACCAGGTCATCGCGCTGAATAACACTCCCGGCGGTCACCTTCAGGCCATCGCTGACACCTTCCCAGCGCATATACCCGCTGGCAGCCGTGGCCCCCTTGCGCGGACACCGTTTCATCGCAGCATGTCGCGCCAGCCAGGACTCATCGCACAGGTCAGGCAGCATGTTCATTGCCAGATAATCGATGTACCCGTAAACCGTATGCAGCGCCGCCGCATACACCTTTGCCCGCACGTCTTCATCCATGCGCCGGAGCGTGTCGCTGACGTCCAGCCTGGCGAATAAATCGTTACGGAGCATACTGATATTTTCTGCCAGCGTCGGGCGCTGAAATTCACTGTCCGCCATGCGTTATCGCACTCCACAGATCATCAAAAGAAATCATTACCGGTCCGTCACGACGCCAGAGGGTGATACTGTTACCCAGTTCATTAATCCCGGTGCGGCGGATATCCAGATCAATACGGGACACCACGCCGTCATCAATCATCCATTGCAGGCATTCGCGGATATACCCCCTTACCGTCAGCACCAGCTGGTTGGTCAGTTTGCTGCGCTGAAGCAGCCACAGTCGGGAGCCGTAACGGTCATTCTGTACCGCAGGCCAGGTATCCCCCCACCATCCCATCGGGACGTCGGCGTTGTCATCAGGCTCCGCCCGCCGCCAGGTAAACAGGGAAATCACCACGGCGCGGGTCAGCGGATCCAGCGGTGCGCTGGCGCAGGTGCGTTTACCGTTCACCGTCAGCCACAGTTCCATCATGCCTCCATCGCTTTATCAGGTTTGTCGGTGTTACTGCCCTGACCGTTCTCTCTGTGACGATGCCCGTTATAGGCAAGCCGCATCGCTGACATGGTAGTGCCGCTGGAGTCGCACAGGTCTTTCACCTGTCCTGTCACTTCCAGGTCCATTTCAAAACGTGCTTCAGGTGCATTGCGAAACGTGATCGTTTTCCCTGCACCGTCCACCACGATCCCCTCCCGGGTCAGCGTCACAGACTGCCCCTGATCGTCATAGACAGCCACCTCACCCGTCTGCAGCCCTTTCAGGCGGTAGCGCCGGTCCGACACCGTAACAACCACCGCATGAGAACGGTCGCCATCCGGAAACAACACCACCGCTTCCGCACCGCTGTTTGCCCTTGCGGTAAAACCGTAGGGTTCAAGATGTTCAACCCCGGCTTTGGGTTCACCGGCAATCAGGGACACATCCACGGTCTGACATTTCGTGGCGGCACTGATGCTTTTCACCACGGCCCGCCCAATCAGGCCGAGGAGTTGTCGCTGCATGGCTTCAATCGTCCTCATCAGAACGGGTCCTCCTGTACTCTGGCTTTTTTCTTTTTCCGCGCGCCGGGGGCTTCGGGTTCAGGCAGATAAGCATCAGGCGGGCCGACACGGATTTCCGTCAGGGTGCCGTTCTGGTCCTGAGTAAACGTGACTTCCGAAACAAGCAGTTCGGTATTGTCGAAACCACAGACCGGATCAAAGACAATCACCCGCTGGTTGGGCTGCCACAGCGTACCGTTACCCTGTCGCCAGCCCTGCACCACATAGGTGGTTTCATCCGTCCGCGCCGCCCGTTGTCGGGCTTCAAAGTCAGCACGGGCAATACAGCCTGCCCCCGTAGCCTGCCCTGTCTGCCTGATATACATCGGACGGTAACGGGCAATAAATGCGTCCTCTGTGCGGGCCCGCAGCGCGGTGGTGGTGGCCTCACCGAAATCATCGTCGTTTCCGGCACGCTGCCCCGCCACCTGGTAAACAGAAAATCGCTCCCGGATACTCTTCTCCGTATCGCAGGAAAGGATGTTTTCCCCGAGTACCAGCGCAGTATGTGCCCGCGTTGAGCCAATACCGCCAATCACCAGCCTGCCGTGCGGGTCGTCGTAAGCCAGTGCCTGCTGCTGACCGAGTATTTTGTTGATTACCTCAATCACCGTTTCACCGTGATCAGGCTGAACATCAGGAATAACACCCGACGGCGCACCGCTGTTCACCACCTCAATGCCGAAAGGCGCAGCAAGCGCCTGCGCAATCTGCACCAGCGAGCGTCCGTTAAACTGTGTCGGTTCGGCTGCACAGTCAATCAGGTCAGCCGTCAGACTGCGTCCGGCAATACCGGTGCTGACCGAACGGGAATCGTAACGAACGGGCGTCGCCTCCACCCAGCCGGTGATCACCAGCTCATCACCAATCAGCACTTCCACTTTTGAACCGTTTTTAATGCGCGGCTGAAGCGTGGTGATACCCTCATCTCCCGGCCACTGGCGGGTGATCTCCACACTGAAATCCCGCGCCAGCCGTTCAATACCGGCACCGATGCGCACCGATGTCCAGCCATTCCACTCCCGGCCATTTACCCGTAGCGTGACGTTATCGTTCATTGCACTGGCACCTTCAGAGGGATCACCGGCACAAAGCCGGGATGCGTAATGGCATTACGCCGGATAATGTCCGCGTCACGCGCCGCGTTATCAAACCAGGTCGCCGCCAGCACCAGCGCGGGTAAAACCTCATCCGGTGTGCGCTGAATGATCCGTGCAGACTGTTCAAGGCGCGTGTTGATATCCGCATTCAGATCTGCTTTCACCCGGCGCAGCGCCAGAAACAGCGCATCACTGGTTGTACGGGACAACTCCTTATCAATTGCCGTATTCAGTGTGTCGCGAATGTCAGTCAGTTCTTCCCACGTCGGCAGGTCAACCGTGTTTTTCACCGCCGGTGCATTGTTCAGTGCCGGATGCGTGACGGAAGGCCAGCCAGTGCTCTGCGCAGGTGTTGTTGCCTGCTCCACTGCGGCATTCTGCATCACCGCGGAAGTTGTTGGCGCAGGCAATCGGGTGACGGCATACGCCGCTTCGCTGATTGCGGTCGTACGAAGGGTGCTGGCAATCACGTTACGCTGCTGCGTCGCCGTGGCGGTGGTTTTACTGTCCGTTTTCCAGACGCCGCGCGGTTGCAGATCACTGCCGAGGCTGACACCGGAAAGCGTTTTGATCATGGTGACCAGGTCGCTGGCGTTACCATAAAGGCGTTTCCCGGTACGCCACATTTTCTGCACCTGCTCAACGAAATTTTTGCCTGACGATGGCGGCGGCAGAAGTACCGAGATATCCCCCTGCAACAGCCTGGCGGCATCCGATACGGCAGAATCCACCACTTTCATCGCATCAGAAACATACCCAAGCATTATGCTGGCATTACCGACGACGTCGTTCTGCACAAAATCCGCCACGCCATCGATACTGAAACCGCTGAAGCTGTCACTGATGCAGTCATCCAGTGCAGAACAGGATGACATCAGCGTCTGCGCCGTCGCCGCACCTGATGTGGGGTAAGAGAGTTCTCCTGCTTCGACAAACTTCAGGTCAAAGCGGACAATACGCCCTTCACTTTTCGATGTGCTGACCCGAATTTCCCCGTCAACACAGACTTTCAGCTCACCGTATGTCGGATGGACAAGCGTGCCGGGACCGGGTTTATTCAGCGCGTCAATCAGGCGATCGCGCTGGTCAAAGCAGTCATCGCCCACCACATAAGCCGTGATGGACGGGCGGAAAGTGACTTTTCCCAGATCTTCGGTATAGGGCTTGTCGCGGTTCGGATATTCGTGTGTTTCCACACGGCGACCGGTTCCCGCACTTTCTTCTTCAACCTTAAACGGCACACCGCGAAATGACGCGTCCTGAAGCCTGTCTTTCCACGTCATATAAACTCCGTACATAAAAAATCCCACCGGAGTGGGACTCATTAACAGATTAATTTTTCATTACCTGCCAAAGCGCGTATAGCCAACATCATGGCTGACATCAAAACCGCTGGATCGCGTTTCCATAACCCGCATACCCGGAGGCGAATTCACAAAAGAGACCTTGATCTCACCATCAACTTTTGGCGCGGTAGCTTTATTAATCATGAAGGGATTCGGGCCTGTGGCACCGGAAGCGTTGTTTGCCTGAGCCGGATCCACCTCCGGATAAGGAGTGTATCCCCGTGGCGGTATTCCCGTCCCATAAGCATCATAAGCACCCGCGCCCCACTGCGCCGAGTTAATGGCATCGACCGTGTCACCGGAACTGTCGGTAAACCATTCAATAATCGGCTTCAGCTTATCCCACATATCCTGAAACCACTTAACAACCGGTCCCCAGTTATTGATCACCATCCCCAGCGGCGACCAGGCAAAAACCTTCTTAAGAAGTTCCCAGCCAGTCTCAAAATAAGGACCAATGGTTTCCCAGAGTTTCTTAAAATAAGGTCCGACAACATCCCAGTTAGTGATAATTAATCCCGCAGCCAGGGCTATCGCCGTCGCAATCATGCCAATCGGCGTCATCGACATGATCCTGCTGACAATACTGATGGCACTGCCCACGCCCATCAATCCCAGTTTCAGAATCGCAAGACCGGCAGCAAGCCCGACGACGCCGCGAATAACCCGGGGATTTTCATCCGCAAACTTCGTGAATTTCTCCCCCAACTCCCCCAGCCACTGCGTGATGTTCTTAGCGTCACCAGAAAATGCGCCGCCAATAGCCGCAAGGCCGTTAGTTGCGGTCCCCGTCATTGCCTCCCACAGGTTGGACAGCGTACCAAGCTGAGCCTGAACACGTTTATTCAGGCTGGCCTGTTTATTCATCTTCTGCTGGATCTGATCGTAGCCATCCTTTCCTTTATCGATCAGCGCATTGACCACCTGAAGGGTTTCGGCATCATCACCAAATATTGCCTTAAGTACACCAGTTCGTTTAACGTCGGTCAGTTTTCGCAGCTTTGCCAGTTGCCTGAACATGTTATCAAGACCGCCAAAACTCCCTTTGCCGTCAGTAAAATCGAGCTGTACCCCGAGTTTCTGGCGGGCCATGATTTTATTGACGTCCCTGATTTTCTTAACGCTTAATCCGGACTGGATAACTTTTCGCAGGGCGTTACCTGCCGACTCCCCGTTCATCCCCATCTGATCCATCATGACGCTGATGGGGGCAAGGCTCTGTGCAGCCTGAAGACCGTCCTTGTTCACCATCTTCAGAACAGAGCTGGTTTTAGTGAAGAAGGACAACATGTTGGTATCGTCAACGCCCAGATAAAACGCCTTCTGGATAGTGTCGAACAGCCCCATCATGTCTTCTGACGCCGTTCCGGTAGCATCCTGCATCTTTGCGGCAAACTCGGCAGCCGCTTCCGGTGTTTTTTTCAGTTGTACCGCAAGATAAGCTGTCGCTTTACCCACACCGCCAAGAATGTTTTCTGCCGGGATCCCCTGACGCACCAGCATCTGCATCATGTTCTGGAAATCAGCCGTTGTACCGGGTAGCTGGTTACCCAGGCCAATAGCCAGTTTATTGATGTCCTGAAAGCTCTTTCCAACCTCGCCGTTCGCATCCATCATGGCAACTTTCAGCCCGGTGGCGGCGTTTTCCTGATCGGCATAAGATTTCAGGGAAAGCGTCAGACCCGCTGCCAGTCCGCCACCAAGCGCCAGCCCACCCTGTGACGCTTCTTCCGCCTGGCGTTTAAATCCCCGGATTTTCTTTTGCATTTTCGACAGCGCGGGAGAAAGCCTGTCGACACCGGTGATCAACGCCTTAAGCTCAAATTCAGCCATGTGTGCGTTTCTCCTGCTCTATCCTGTTTGCCTGACTGACCAGTAAGGGAATTTCACTGATCGGCATATTCAGCAATTCGAAGGGATTAATGCGCCAGTAGCTGGCGCAGTCAAAGAAGCGATCAGTGAGGTATTCAGCCGTCAGGCCTGGAGGAAAAAACCAGCCACAAGCCACGCCGCAGCATTCAGGTCTGCCGGAGACATCTGGTCGACAGAGTTTTGCGGCACTTTCGCCAGCCGCACAATGTATTTCGATACCACATGCGCCAGAAGTCTGACGGACTCATCCTGATTCATCTGGTAGGGATACCCCAGCTCGCGGACATCCTTCCCGGTGGGTTCATCAAACTCCAGTACGGAGAGTGTCTCGCCATGAGCGGTAATCGGTTTCTTTAACTCAAGCTCTTTCATTACTGGTAATCCCCTTCTTCACCGTGGAACTCAAGATCGACCGTGCCTTCTTCGGCATTATGGTTCGCTTCGCCGTGCAGCCAGGCAGACGACAGTACATAGACCTGACCGTTCGCCAGCTCGGCAGTGATGGTCATCTCATCAGACGAGGTGATTTTGTTCACCGGAAAATTCTTCGGCACCTTGAAGGTCCCTTTGACATAGGGCGCACGGTGAGTTTCCTTGCGGTCCACTGAACCGTCCAGGCCGATGATGTCATCATTGACCGTCCTGTTCATGGGCACCTCAATGCCGCCGGTCAGCGATAGCTGCTGACCGTCAATTTTGAAATAACAGGTTCCCCCGATACGGGCCATTATGCAGACTCCTCTGAATACTGAAGACGGAACTGGTTAACCACGGCAAAGACACGCAACTGGTTAACATAGTCAGGCGGGAACAGCGTGTTCAGGCGGTTCGGATCGCTGGCATCACGCTCCACAACCAGGTACTGCTTAAACAGTTCGTAGTTTTCCACGATCCCCGCACGCTCAAGCTGACGGTAGGTTGCCAGCAGTTCCCCTTTGATCACCGCCGGGGTGACAATCGCCTGACCGGGACCAAAGCGGGTACCGTCACTGGCAAGCTTGTGACGCCCGTACTTACTGGTAATGACGGATTTCAGTTTGCGCAGTACATACGCGCTGGTATGCAGTGTCTCACTGTCGAGGTAGCTGTTATCCGCAACCCCGTAAGCGTTTTTCCTGTACGTGGTGACATCACGCTGAATGCGCAGTACCCCGCTTTCGACATACGCCGTTGCCACGCCATGAGACAGCAGGGTCTGTTGTTCGGTCATCGTGAACCGTTTCCCCTTCGGCGCAGGCAGCATACCCACCAGCTCACCGGTCTGCGTGGGACGTGCCGGATCGTTGCGAATAAACACCGCTGCGCGGGCGGTACGGCTTGCCGCCAGCTCGTCAGCAGGCGTCTGGGTCTCTTTTTCGTACCCCGCCAGGGTAATGTGCTGCTGGTTAAACTGGTCACCTGCGGTCACCAGTTCTGACAGCGTGCCGATCTTTGCCGTATACACATGACCATACAGCTGACGCGCATAGCTCCAGCGACCGCTGGTATCGTTCATCTCGGTCACCAGCGTGTTAACGGAGGCCGTGTCGTTGAACGGCAGGCCGATATAATCAAACGGCTCATCCGCCATTGCAGCCACCGCGCCGGTGAGAACAGGAGAGCCCGTTCCGGCGGTCCCCGTCGCCACGGCAATCTGTACGCCCGCAGGCAGCACTTCGCCCCCACCAAAGCCGTAGTAATTGAGGCTGACAGGAATTTCATTCCCGCAAAGCCCCTTATGACGCGCGGTCAGTGTGACCACGCCAGCCGAAGATGAAGCTGTAAACGGCAGAGTCGGAACGGCATTGATGGCATCTTTGATACTGCTGGCAATCGTCGTGACGTTATCGCCGTTGGTCACCGGAGCCTGCACGCGGGTACGTCCCACATAGACATTCACCGTGCCGCTTTCGGTTGCTTCCCCGGTCACCGTCAGCGTAACCGTTGCCGCCGCGCCTGTGGCTTCCGGAACGGCAATCACATACAGCTCACCAAACGGGTCGGTCTGGCGATAAGCCTCGACCATACGCGCCAGCTGACTTCCCGCACCACAAATCTGGCGTGCATAGTCTGCCGACGGCATCAGCACCAGACTGTTGGCAACAATCTCTGCACCGTTATTGGCATGACCAATCAGCAGCGATGCTCCGCTGTCCTGTGCAGTATTCGCAGCCTGGTTATCCATTTCCGCATAAAACAGCGGAACCAGCGTATTCGACGGAATGGTGTTAAAGCTTATCGTCATCGGTGTTCACCTTTTTATTCACGCGCCGGATATCACCCGCTGCTTCACGGCGCAGCCAGTAGTTGTTCTCATCAACATTTCGCCCTTCGGCGGGCAAAAGGTCGCCGCGGGCAGGGTCAGGCACTGACCGCCCTTTAACAGGTTTCACAAACATGATGATCCTCAGGAAGGAAGGGGTATTTCGGTGTGATGTTCGATATCGCCGTCAGGCCCGTTACCGGGATCGAGATAATCAACATCAATCGCCAGCGTTCGCAGTTCATCCAGACTGTTCAGGTCATCCTGCTGGCGGGTATCTTCTTCGGTCAGCTCGCTGATGACCGAAAAATCGAACTGATAAATCAGCTCATGACGATTCAGATCCAGCAGCGTGCCGCCGTCATAGGTAATCGGGTTACCGCACGCTTCCGGGTTCCAGCCCAGCAGAGCCTTAAAGAGCATCTGCCGGACATCGTCCACCACATCATACGAGGCAAACTGACCGCGCTCATCACGCCCGTTACTCAGTATGACAACCACGGAGAAGCCCTCTTTCAGCTCCTGCCAGTAGTCGGTCTGGCTTTTGTTTTCTCCCGGAGAGTCATCACCCGGTACCACATATGCCGCCGGGAGCTTCAGCTTTCCGACCTCCGGCAGATTTTTGAACTGGGCCGCGCCTGCCACCCGGTTTTCAAAATACGGACAGCGGGCACGCAGCGCAGCAATAACAGGAGTCAGTTTCATCTGTGTCGTCGCTCCGGCTTCAGTGATTTACGCAATTCCCGCGCCAGAAAATAGCGTGTCCAGCTGTGGTTCTTTTCAAGCGTTTCCACCATGAAGTTATTACGTGGAGCCAGTCGCCAGCCTCTGCCACCGGATGCACCACGATGATGGCTGCGACGACGCTTTGCCCCTCGCCTCACGCCATAGAACAAAAAAGCCGGATAAAAATCACCGGTGATACGGCGGTTTCCCTCTCCATTACGCTGGTTAGGGGCTATACGTGCCATAAAACCAGGGCGATGTTTACTGGCTCTGGGTACCATGTAACCAATCGAACGAGCCAGGCGTCCGGTCTGATAACCGGGGTTTTCACCCGGTGCCGACCGCGCACGGCGCATCACCAGCCGACGGGCATCACGCATATGACGCTGCCCAATCGTGACAAACGCCCGCCGGACACGGGCGCGGTTAAAGCGCATCTCCGCGGGCTGCTGAAAATCAACGTGCAAAAAGGAAGTCGTCATTGTTGCCTCCGTGACTCTGCCTACATTCGCCCAGCTCCGTACACTCCAGCAGCAGAAAGCGCCGCGCCCCGTTCAGATCGCGCTGACGTTTCACCCGATACACACTGTCACCGCAGACCACCTCATAATCAGCGGTGATCCCCCGGCGATAACGAATGGTGATGTAATGGGTGATGGCGTCCCCGGTCTGCGCGGTTTCCTGCCAGGTGGTGGCACTGGTCTGGATAACCTTCGCCCATGTCCGGAACGTAACCGGGTATTGAGGCTCCACGCCAAAGTTATCCGCAGGCACATCCACCCGCAGGCGGATCAGGACGCGTTTATTCAGTTCACCGGGGTCCGGCAGAATGTAGGTTGCGCTGGTCTGCGCCTGACGAATTTTCATTGCGGAAAGTACCTGTACGGGCCGACAAGCCAGCCAAAACTCTGCGGCATGTCGAGTTTCTCCACTTCCGTAACCGACGAGCGGTTTTCGTAAAAATGGCTGATAAGCATCAGCATCCCCAGACGAATATCATCCGGCAGGTGCAGCCCGTCCGGATCGCTGTCCGGAATGGATTCATCCGGTGCATAGAGCTTCCGGTTCAGATACGTTTCCGTCCGCTTTTGCGCCGCACAGGCCAGCAGTTGCAGATGGCGGTCATCAGCATCGAAATCCTCATCCAGCCGGAGTTGGGCTTTAATCTCTTCCATTGTCAGAAGCATACTCAGCCCTCTTTACTGGTCGTGGCTTTTTTCTCTTTTGTCGCTTTACTGCTTTTTGCACTGGTTCCGCGCTCTGCTAACCCGGCCTGAAGTGCAATCTCCTGCACCCGGGCAGGAAGCGCCCCGTCGTCATACTCACCGGCCCGAATGACCTCAACACGCATACCGTCCGGTGACCATTTCAGATCTTGTTTCAGGATCATGATTCTTCACCCGTCAGAACAGGGGCGCGGTTCCGCGCCCCTGAGTGATTACGCCACTGCAATCTTCAGCAGTTTGATGGCCTGCGAATCGACCAGCATGCCGCCGGTGCGTTTGGTGGTATAAAAACCGACAAACGGTTTATTGGTGTACGGGTCACGCAGAATGCGGGTGCCGATACGGTCAACGATGGTGTAACCCCGTTTGAAGTTACCAAATGCAATGGCTTTCGCATCAGCGGCGATATCCGGCATCTGTTCGTTTTCAGCGATACCGTAACCCGCCAGAGAGGACGGCTGCCCCAGTTCCAGCCCCGGACGCCACAGATAGTTACCCTCGCTGTCTTTAAGCAGACGGATGGCAAACAGGCTGTTGTTGTTCATCATGAACTTCGCGCCAGTGCGGTGTGCCTTACGTAGCGTGTAAATCAGTTTGATAATGGCGTCTGCGGTCACCGTCGTCGCTTCACCGGATACAATATGCTGAAGTTTACCGAACGCACGAACCTTATCGGTTTCATCGGTGGATTCATACGCCAGGAACCCTTTTGGCTTCTTGGTGCCATCGCCGGTGGTAAAGGCAATTTCTTCCTGTTCGGCAAATTCGGTCGCCAGCTCGCTGTTGATCCAGGCCTCCACGTTGAAGAAGGCATCATCCAGCATTTTCTGGGTGGCCTGCGGGTTACCGTAGATTTCCCCCATGAAAGGTTCAATCAGTCCCAGTTTTGAGGTGGCAGTCTGGGAGCGCGCGTCAGTCTCGCCCACCCATCCGGAAGCCGTGCCGCCCAGATTCACCAGTTTTTTGTAGTCGGAACCGCCAACGGTGATCACCGTGGCTTCCTGGCGCATCACCACTTCATCTTTCAGCAGGGTGAGAATGTTGCGATCCAGTGCTTCCGGCACGGCATAGCCGCCGTCTTCATCGGTGCCCACCTGTAATGCCTTGCGCTCCAGATCGCGCAGACCATCTTCACGGCCTTTACGCAGGAAGCCCACAAACGCTTCTTTATGCTCGGTGGCCAGTTTATTTTGCGCACCACCTGCCGGACGTTTCAGCTCAAGCAGCTCTTTTTCAAGATCGCTTTTGAGGTTTTCCAGCTCGCTGAGTTTCCCGTTCAGGATTTCCACCTGCCCGGCAAGTTTGCCTTTTTCCTGCTCAATCGCATCCACGCGCTTGTCGTTCTTTGCTTTGAAGTCGTCAAACTTCTGCTGCAGCTCCTGCGCGACCTGTTCGACATCTTTAATATCAACCGCCATCGTATTTCTCCTGATTAGAAGTTCAGATTTTTCAGTGCATTCAGTGCAGAGCCCACATCCTCAGCGTCGCGCAGGGACAGTGCGCCATAGCCCCCGGCCATGAATGCTTTGGCCTGGGTACGGGAGAGTCCGACATCACGCAGGACTCTTTCGATTTTTTTCTGTTCGGGGATTTCCCCGCGGGCCAGTGCGTTCTTGACGTCGCTGATCCGCGCCTCGTCGTTAGACGGGAACGTCACCAGGCTGACTTCCCAGAGGTCGATTTCTTTCAGCAGAAAGGCTTCTTTGCTCCGGTCGTATTCCCAGTCTTTCAGGACGTACCCAATAGAAAGGCCGGTTAACGAACCGGCCTTCATGTGTGCATGTGCGCGTTTTGCGAGGGGATCATCATCAATAAGCAACCGTCCCCTGACGTAAAGCCCGACATCGTCTTCCTTCATTTCGGTGTAAACACCGATGGGTTCATCCATGCGGTGCTGCCAGAGCAGCGCAGGTAACGCTTTTCTGTCACTCCACGCCCGCAGGGAAGCAGCAAATGCCCCGGACATCACCACATCATCGTGGCTGTCCTTTACACCAAAGACAGAGCCATACCCTTCAAACTCACCGGAGTCACTGACAGATTTCAGACTCAGCGGTACATCAAGACGTTGTTTCGTCTGCATTGGCGTTATCCTTCTGCTTACCGGCTTTACTGCCATCGGAGGGTTTCGTGGTCATGTTCATCGGTGTGAGATAGACATCACCACCGGGACGCGGATTCATATCTTCCAGGTCGCGGCAGTCATTGGGAGAGTAAATTCCCCAGTTGATCCCGGTGGCGTAGGCTTCAAAACGGGACTTCATATCCCCGCGCAGTAACGCCCCGGCGTTAAATTTGGCGTAATAAACGCCCTGCTTACTTTTTCGTACCAGTCCGGTGTTGATCCGCTGTTCGATGCGGATCAGATACGGCACCAGTGAATAGTTGATAAATCCCAGCCCCAGCTCTTCGATATTGTTGAAGGTGGCGCGATCGGTGTTCTGCACCATGTGCAACGGCACCCGGTACAGACGACAGATTTCTTCAAGCTGAAACTTGCGGGTTTCCAGGAACTGGCTGTCCTCGGCGTTCAGCGCCATCGACTTCCAGTCCAGCCCCATCTCAAGGATCATCGGGCGGTGAGCATTGCCAAGCCCGGTGTGACGCTCCTCAAAATCTTTCTTCAGGCGCTCATAAGCCTGATCTGACAGCGTCTGCTCTGTACGCAACACACCCGACGTCACCGCGCCATTGCTGAACAGTCTGGCCCCGTGCTCTTCGGTCGCTGCCGCCAGCGATATTGCCTCGCGGGCATAGGCGATGGGATTCAGCCCCACCAGTCCGTCCAGCGTTAGCGTGCGCACATGCCAGATATCCTCCTGGCTCAGTACATCCGTGGAGCCATCCGGGAATGTGACCTGATAGACCGGCTCCCAGCTACTGTTAAGCTTCGGTACCACACAGCCGGGATCGACGGGCAGCAGTTCAGCCACTTCGCCAAATGCTTTCACTTTGTAGGCGTAAAAGTTTCCCCGCAGGCACAGACAGGTGACCACCAGCTCCCAGAACTCCTGCGGCGTCATATAGCCATTGGGATGCGTGGAGATCAGCTTATGCAGACGTTCGCCGGTGGCCCTCTGTTTCAGGCTGCCGTTCAGGTGATACAGATTGCAGGGCAACATCCCGACCGACTCTGCCAGCACCCTGACGCAGGAAAAAACCGCCGTCAGTCGCATGGCCCGCTGGCTGCTGATCTGCTTTCCGGTATAGGTGTCGTAGGACAGCCCGATAGCATCCGCCAGCTCTGCTGGCGTGGTCACCGGCGCGTCACTTTTTCGTTGAAATAATCCCGAAAAGAACACTATTTACCTCCGCCGACAGACGACTGTGTACGGTCAAGATATCGCGCCACCAGCCACGACCAGAACAGGCACAACGCCCCGGCAACAACAAACCCCGCCGGGGGATAAATCAGCCAGGCACCATACGCCAGCAAAAGCGCCCCCAGCACGCCCACCAGAGGCGCGAGAATCAGCATGATCATAATTACCTCAGTTAAAGCGAGCGGATCCCATAGGACTCAATGTGGTCAGACAACGTGTCTTCTTTCTCGTACAGCATGGCTCTGCCAACCGCCATAATCAGCGCAACTGCACCATCGATTTTGTTTTCCGCCTGCTCTTTGACGGGCTTCACCACATCATCGTTACCCGGAATGGTTTTGCCGACCACGTTGCCGATACACCAGGTCATGATGGGATTGCCATCATGATGAAAGCGCCCCGATTCAATTGCCGCTTCCAGCTCTTTCATCGGGTCGGACATGTTGGTGTAGTTCTGAATGATAGTGATGGGGTTCAGGTCTTCATCAGCAAGGTCATGTGACAACCCGGTCGCCCCGAAGGGGTCGATGGGTGACTCACTGACCGGGCTGATTTTGTTCGCCGCTTTGGCCTCTTCGAGGATGTAGCGATAATCCACCTCTGCACCATCGGTAACGGTCAGGACGCCCATTTCCACCCATTTCTGAAAGCGTTCGGCTGTCCGGCGATCTTCATTTTTCTCGACGCTGTACACCGTGTCATACGGTACCCAGAAACGCGGGGCCACACTGTAGTAATGCGTTTTACCGTCAATCTCGCGGGTATAAAGTCGCGCCATGCTGTTCATATCCAGTTTACGCGCCAGGTCAAAGGCCAGAATGCACGGCTGCCCCTCGAACTGCTCAAGAGTCAGTGATTTATCCTCGCAGCTCTGCCAGCTCACCAGGTTGAAATACGCCGAACGCGCCGACACCCAGATATTGAGGTGTTTTGTTTTAAAGACGTTTGCCAGACGGGCGTTATTTTTCGCACGCTGTTGCTGACTTAACAAAAACTCACGGTAAACCGACACCCCGATATTCGGGTTGGCTTTTTCCAGCACCTGTGGGTTGGTCCAGTCGTCACCTTCGTCAACGGTATAGATGATCCCGAACAGTTCATCGTTGGGTACCGAACCGTTGAGCATCTCGATAACTTCCCGCCGTTTGTCGTAGCACGGCCCCTCAATGTTGTACCCGGCAGTAGTAATGGCCCACATCAGTGGCTGACGTCGCGCCCCCATCCCGGTAAGCATTGTGGTATAAAGCGCATCGGTGGCATGCTCGTGATATTCATCCACCACCGCACAGTGGGGTGATGAACCATCACCTGGGTTGCCGATCAGCGGTTCAAACCGCGCGCCATCCTCCGGACGGTTCATGTTTGAGGCGTTAACCTCAATCCCGAACGCTTCCGTCAGCATGGGTGTGCGTTTACACATCAGTCTTGCCGGACGAAAGACTTCCCATGCCTGTTTCTCCGTCGTGGCACCGGAATACACTTCCGCGCCGAACTCGTTATCACAGGCAAAACAATACAGGGCGACACCGGCAGAGATTGCCGATTTGCCGTTCTTACGGGGGATTTCGGTATACACCTCACGGAAGCGGCGCAGCCGGGAGCCTTTATTGACCCAGCCAAACGCGCAGCAGATCACAAAGAGCTGCCACGGCTCCAGCGTGATGGGCATCCTCTTAAATGCCCACTCACCCTTGGTGTGCGGCAACAGCTGAATAAATTTCGCGGCCCGTTCAGCCAGGTCCTTGTCGAAGCGGTAACGAAACGACTTACTTTTTTCCTCCATCAGGTCATCAAGATGGCGCTGGCAGGCCTGAATCACAAACTGGCAGGCCACAATCTTTCCGCGCACGACATCACGGGCATACTGATTGGCAGCATTTACGTTGGGGTAAGATTTCCGGCTCATGATTCGATGATTTTCAGAAACGGGTTAGTAGCTTTCTTCTGCCCCGCCAGGCCAATCAGACGCTGGCGGCTGCTGGGGTCGAGTCCGAGCATTGCCCCCGTGCTGCTCATCTCGGACTCCTGTTCTTTTTTGGCGGTCAGCTCCGGGTTTTTGACCATACCGCCCATTGCACCGGTAATGGTGTTGCCCTGGCTGGCAATATTTTTCACGGCACGTCGCCAGAACTCATAGGCCACGCACCACCGCTCAAGTACCGCCAGGTCAGTCACGCACAACAGGCCCTGACCGCAGAGTTCTTTGGTTGTCAGTTGCCACATGATCGTGGCGAGAGGGAGATCTTCTTCAGCGAACCACTCCGGTGGCTCAACACCTTTGATGGGCGTAAAAACAGGTTCATCTTTATTCAGGGCTCGCTTGCCGGGGTTTCCGGCCAGCGCCTTGCGCGCCGTTGGCTTGGGGCGACGCCCGGAACGCCCCGCCGTTCCAGCCATATGCGGCACTCCTGGTTAAATTTCATTTTTCGCGGGTATAAAAAAACGATGGGGCGGGCAGTCCGGAAGACGTCAGGTCACAGGGATTTGACCCGCCCCTCCCCTCTGGCAGTGGGAACTGGTTCTTACTTCAGCCGTTCACGGGCCGTCTTCGCCTTATGACACGGCCAGCACAAACTCTGCAGATTACTGTCGACATCAGTGCCGCCATGCGATTTAGGGATGATGTGGTCAACGGTCTTCGCCTCACGCACCACACCAGCACGCAGACATAACTGACACAGGCCTTTGTCACGCTTCAGGACACGCGCGCGGATACTGTCCCACTTCGAACCGTAGCCGCGCTGATGACGGGATTGTCCAGGTTTGTATTGCTTCCAGCCTTCGCTTTTGTGGCTTTCGCAGTAGCCTGACGGGTCAGTAGTGGTATTGCGGCAACCGCGAACGCGGCAGGCTTTTGGGGTTCGTGGGGGCATAAAAACACCAGTAAAAAGCCTCGCTAATGCGAGGCTAATTCATAGTAACAATTTACTCTGACAGTACCACGACTGTAGTTAAATCTTTGTTCGCTGATAATCAGCAGAATCAATTAAATTATACATACCATTCATATCATGCTCATAATGATATTCAGATTCATACGAATACCCCAATATACTCTCATAAGTCAAAACGACCCGAAAATGTTCAGGCACATCTCCAGCATTTATTTTATTTTTAGGAAGTTTAATTGCGCCATTGCTACTTCTAAAAAAATGCGAGCTATATTCCCCGATAGGAGGGTCAAAAGTTAAGCTTATATTTTTCGCTGTTTTACCATCACTAAATACCGACCAATTATACTCATACTGATCACCACTTTTAACTGACCATCCCAGATTCAACATATATAGATCAGGCTTCGTTTCTTTTTCTCTTTCCAGCCTTTCTGTCATGGCTTTGATTGATTCATTTTCTAATTGCTGTTTAGAAACGGAAACCATCTCTTTATATTGTTCGACTGAGTTTTTCAACTCAGTGGCTTGTAACTTTAACGCTTCAGTATTTTGCTGTAGTTCTTTTTGTTGCTGTAAATACCCAAGCACAAGCCAAAAAAAGGCTACTGGGGAAAATGCACCAGCAAGAAAATCTCCAAACTCATTCCACGACGTCATCTGGTTCAAATCAAGAACATGGATCGTAATACCTAAGCCAAAGAAATAAACGACACTAACTAAAACACCGCACCCAAAAATTCTCATCATTCTCTCCCCATTTGGAGAAAACATTTAACAACTGTCAAATAGTCAAGGTCAATGCAAACACTGCAACTTTACATACTCCTGCAAGTAGTTAACCTGCGCCGTTATCTTGTCGATTCCACTTCGGAGACGGTAATAATTGAGTTCAGCATCTGCTGTAAGTCTTGGACTTTCTCCATCGCCCATGCCGCTGGCTCTGGTCGTTGACTTTGCACAGGTGGCAGCGACTTGCAGGCGCTTACGCCCAGCAGAAACATCAGCACGGAGACTTTCGATAGTCGCGTTAGCATCAGCAAGCTCCTTTGTGTATCTGGCGTCAAGTTCTGCTACGTCACGTTGACGCTTCTGCATATCAGAGATGGTCGCCATAGCCGAATCTAATGCCATAGCATTCTCATCACGCTGCTTTTTGTATTCAATAGCTTTATTGTGGTAATGATTCACTGAACAGATAAAAGAACCAACGACAGAAACGAAGAAAACAGCGATAACCAGCTTATAGCTCAACTTCATTTACCACCCCACCAGCCTCTTTAAACCGGGCAATCAGGTCACCGATTTTATGTTCATACTGACCGTAACCAGCGCCCGGCAGTGAAGCCCAGATATTGCTGCAACGATCGATAGCCTGACGAATATCGCCGCGATCAATCATCGGTAAAGCGCCACGCTCTTTAATCTGCTGCAATGCCACAGCATCCTGGCTTTTTGGAGAGAAGTCTTTCAACCCAAGCTGCTTGCGGTAAGCATCCCACCAGCGTGAAAGAAGTTGATAACGGCCTGCAGCTGTTGATTTGAGTTTCGGGTTTAGCGTGACAAGTTTGCGAGGGTGATCGGAGTAATCAGTGAAGAGTTCTCCACCGACAATAACGTCATAACCGTGGTTACGTGTCAGTTGTCGCCCGTTATCCGTTCCCTCTGACCATGCCACCATATCCAGGAAAGCTTTACGCTGGGAATTTAGTACCTGCATAAATTACTCCTTAGAGCCACCAAACTTGTTACCGATTACTCTCATTGCAGCCCCACGAATAGCATCAACACCGATCAGCCCCACCCCACCACCAATGGCAACAGATAGTGATTTAGGCCATCCGACATACTCAAGAGCGGATGCAAAAGTCAGCGTCAGAGCGCCACAGAGTAGAATTTCGAGTGTTTTTCGCTTCCAGCCGCCACCACCGCCAAAATAGGCAATACGTAAACCAGCCATAACAATCGACATAATCACTGCGCCCAGCGGTGTGTCTCCACGCCACCAGCTCTGGACCAACTCCAGCCATGTATTTGGGTTATGAGGCATTTGTAGTTATCTCTCACCTCGCTGATACAGCAGGTGCAAATTGAGGAAACATCATGTACCGCAAATCAGAAGCGGAAACGTCAAAGAAGCCGAACCAATGGATAACTGCGGAATAGGCAAGGACCAACGAATCCCCAGCCCCAGAAACGACAAAACCCGCTCGACGGCGGGTTTAAGCTGTGTGGCGAAGTAACCACTCTTAACACATTACATGATAAAATGCGGACCGCGTTAGTAATATTTTTCTCATATATTGGGTTCACTACATGCGACATAATTTTTCTAAAGACACTATAAAAAAATTAGCAGAGCGGGCAGCATTCATTTGTTCAAACCCTTCATGCCCTAGATTGACCATTGGCCCATCAATTGATGGCAATAAATCAATCAAGACAGGAGTTGCTGCTCACATATGTGCAGCATCTCCTGATGGCCCACGCTATGACATGTCACAATCAGAAACAGAAAGGAAGTCAATTAACAATGGCATATGGCTGTGTGCTACTTGTTCTGTATTAATAGATAAGAATCAGGGGCTAGACTATCCGGCACCTGTATTAAGAAAATGGAAAAAAGATCATGAAAGCCTTATAAGCTCCTGTCTTGAAGGTTCGATTAATATTACCTTCGATGCTTTGAAATATATTCAACAGCATGATGAAAGAAATCTGGCAAAAAAGATTATAATGAATTGGATGATAAAGGGGCTTTGTTCGTAGAATATCATCTTGAAAACCCCTGTTTTGTTGCCGAATCACTCAAAGAGTTAAGAACATGTTTGACCTCTTTGCTTTCTCAAATCCCAGATGAATCACCTCTATTTATCGTTTGCAAGTCAATTCGAGAAGCATGCCGTTATTATATGAACAACACTTCTAAAGACGCAGGGATTAAAGAGTTAGAATTTTCGTTGGGAGCTGTCAGAAAAATCGTAGGTATCAACGTTAAAAGAATATCAGAAACCTACGGGGTTAAACCTAGCCCACAATTATCTACCATAATGCCAGATTAAATCTGTTATGCAGCAACAAAGTTAAACTCTATGTTGCTGCCTTAATTTTATTACTCCATTTCTAAACGAATATCCAGCATCGAGAGACAACCATCTATAAACCCTTCAGCCAACTGTATCTCTATACGTATCAATTTCTCATCTTTTTTGTATGCTTTTGCTATCTTCCTTTTCGAGATGCCATACAGGTAATGAGCCACAATCAGAGAGTGCTCATACGGTTTTCTCTTCTTAAGAAGAGCAAGACAACCTTCAATAATTAATGCATCACTATCTGAACAAGCCTGACGTGTTTTGCTTGTATAGGGAAGAAGCCCTTTAAACCCAGCAGCTATAGGAGAATAGTCTACTCCAGAACTATCACTCGCCGCCCATGCTCCCCAACGATCCAGAACCATCTGAATATCATGCATCAACTTTCTCCACAAAATCAGGCCAGCACGCCAGTTGCCAGCGCACGATCGATAAAACGAAATATCAGCTCCAGTTGGGAGCCATACTTCTCTTCAAATGCCACGGTATCTGCATGCAGCTCGTCGTGATGCTTTCTGCACAAAGGCAACACAAAGAGGTCATGCGTTTTTGTCCCCATTCCTCCCTGACCGTGACCTATCAGGTGGTGAGGATCATCAGCAGACTTTCCACAACATGCGCACGGCTGCGTCTTAACCCAGCGCGTGTACTTTTCGTTAACCCAGCGGCGACGTTTGGGGCGTAACATAAAAGACTCCGGCGACTCCGGATCCACTTTCAGCGCCAGCACCTTTTTCGCTTTATCCTGGATGATGCTGGTGGCAGGAACCGAAGGAACAAGGTCACTTTCCCGGGTGACAGACGGCACAACAGGCTTCGGTAATCTCAGTGCCTTACGGGCTGCACTTTCCGGTAAGGCATCCGCCAGGTCATTACGAACCAGCCACCAGCATAGTTCCGGCATTGTCACAACGTGACTATCATCAAAACCGAGATCCCGACGCACAACAGACAACATCCAGCGGGCACAGTTATCCGTTGCCATTGATTCCAGCCGTTCCGTGAACTGATCGCGCAGCTGGTTATCGCAGTGCCAGCACAGACGGATTGCGCCCGGCGCGTGTCGCATTGTGGTCATGTTCTCGCTGTGCCAGTCGGAATGAGGCCACTGGCAGCCTTTTTCACGAAGTAACCAGCTTTCAAGACATTCCACTCCACCAGCACGACGGATCACTGCCTCATTGCGGAACACGGCCCGAACGGCAGGATCATCCGCCAGCGGTTGTGATGCTGCCGGAACGGCACCACTGGCGAAAGATGAATAACGTTCCGGCTCAGGCTCCAGCAGGACACGCCCCTGCATAAACAAGGGCATCAGCTCTGAACCTGGTCTGAACAATACGATCCCCATACGCGGGGCAATTTCAGGGGTCAGTAGTGCTCTCACGGTCACCTCAATGAACGGTAGCGAGCAGCTTTAATAGCTCAGGGAATCGGGATTCGAAAAAGTGCGGCTGCGTCTCGCGCGGATTTGCGGGACTGGTGATGTTCTTGCCGAACATGCAGCCTTTCGCTGTTAGCGACCAGAATTTTTTGATGTTGTTAATCGCGGTACGGCTGTATCGTTCGCGCTGTTCGACGATCCCCAGCTTCACCATCTGGTGATATGCCTGATTAGCCGTAAGGCGGATACCATACTGCTTCAGCAGTGCACTCAATGATAGCGTAGGGCGGCTTGAGCCATCGAGTGCATCAGCAGGAGCATCAATGGCATAGCGCGGTGCCAGATTCGGTAAGCCAACAGCCTCCTGAAGCTTCTGACAGGCTCCAAGCACTGATGAGTTAGACAGGTTTAATTCCCGGCGCATAAAGTCCAGCAGAATCACACCAGCCTGCATCTTGTCAGCAGCCTGTCCGGATAATTTTTCCGGTGCGCTGGTTACCATATCGAAAGTACGGATCACCTTCAGATGGAATGACGGGCTGATCCACATTGCATAGGCATACACCAGTTCTTTGCAGACATACGTCCCCTGGTTATTTCCGCCACGAATAACGTTAACTGGCTCTATATTGACCGAGTTGCAAATCTGCAACTCGCTTATTAAACGTTCAGTTTGCTCATTGCGGAGCCAGAATGCAGGCTTATGCTTATCCAGAGAACCGGCAGCCCTGTGCAGATCGTTCAGGCTGTAACGTCCATAAGCATCACGACGAACTTCAATACCATCAATGACCATCAGATTATTCATACTTCGTTTCTCCTCTTAATCAGGCGGCTGCACCCGCCGTTTTCTCGTACTTACTGATAGTGATCTCGACCTTCCCTTCCGGGATAACCGGTCCCCACTCCACCAGCATTCTTTTCACCTGACTGTCGTCTTCCCACACACCCGCGTGGGTCAGGGCGTCAAACAGCGCCTTGTTATAGTTATCCAGATCGCGGATCCGGTTATCCGGAGGAAACAACACGATCTCCACTGAAGCAGGTGCCGACGTTGGTTTCGGCAGACGACGTAACTGCTCAACTATTGCTGCGCACGCCGCGCTCTGGAATTTTCGCCCCGCCGCGCTTATCAGGCTCTTACCAGCAAACGCCCCTTTGTTGGGGTGTCGCCAGTACGTGTTCACGCTGGGCGGAAAAGGCAGAATCAGCTTCATGCTTTCAGGCCTCTCTCATGTAACCAGTGGGTTGCACGCAGCCTTGCGTTTTCCTCACCGGCAAGCAGTGAGCGGATAATCCCGACCGCCTCGCTGTCGTCGTCCTTCACCGCGGTATGAAGCGTTATCCCCCGGGCCACGCCACGCTTTATCGTGATGACGCCTTTTTTCTCCAGTGCGCGAAGATGCTCCACCGCTGCATTCACTGAACGGTATCCCAGCATGGTTGCCACCTCCTGATTGGTTGGCGGGAAGCCACGTTCTTTCTGGTAAGAAATCAGCATATCCAGCACCTGCTGCTGGCATTGAGTTAATGTCGTCATGCCGCCATCTCCCTGACCAGTTTTTCTGCCTGCTGGCGAACCTGCGCCAGAAACGCCTCACCACATGCCTCAAGTTCATCGCGCCCGATGTAGCTGATTGCCGGTCCCTTCCAGGTCTTGTCGAAAACAGCAATAGCACCAGCGAAGAAAGCGCCTGTCGGCACCTGCTTCTCATCTTTCGGGATAAACCAGGCAGGCAGTTCAAAACCAATACGCCCGCGAATAAAAGCAATATGATCTGCATCTTCCGGCCACCACACTTCGCTGGTGGCAGCTTTGATCAGGAAAACATAGCGCCCGCCTTTATCACGCATGGCACTGGCATGTTTCATGATGTAACGCATGCCGGTGATGTATTGCCCCTCATGCTGACTGGCGCGGCTGTATGGGGGATTACCAAAGGCAGCACCTTTAAGCTCCGCAAGGCGTTCTGACCAGTCATGCGCCAGCGCGTTGTCTTCCGCCGTGTAATACGCGGCACATTTGGCGTTATCACCGTCAGTGAACAGATCCAGAACAAACGGACCAAACAGGGTGTTAATTCCCCAGAAAATGTTGTCCGGCGTGCGCCACTGATCGCCCACTTCCTTCAGTTCATGGGCTGGTTTGTTCCGCAGTTCCACCAGCGCCTGGCAATATTTATTACTCATTCAGCCCCCACGTAATTCCCTGACAGATACCACTCTTCACCTGATGCAGCCCGCTTGCTGCTTTTCCGTAAACACCGTTCACGACGCGCCAGAAAATTGTTTCGTTCTGGCTGGGAGTGGCTTTCACGGAATGCCGCCATCCACACCGTTGCAGCACGACGGTATAAGCCCCTCGACTCCAGTTCTTCAGCCTGGCGGGTCAGGCACAAAATCACCCGGGGGTCGTTAGTGCCGACATAGAACTTGCGCACAGGTCTGGTTTCACGAACTGGTTGTGGTTCCGGCTCCTGCGCTCTCTCAGTCAGGCGCGGGAAATGTCTGCGTGTATCTCCTTCACAACGGTGAGCCACACGCCCACTCTGACGTAACTTGCTTGCTGACTGCAGAACGCGCTGCCGTGAGTAACCAACAAAAGCATCCGCAATGTCTCCGGAAGTACACCCCGGATGGGCTTCAATGAATTTCTGAACGTCATTTAACAGACTCATGATCACCCCCTGAATCCTGCCGGGATCTGGCTGTAGTCCACGTTGTCGTAACTGGATTTGAAGTACGGGTCTTCGCGTTTTTCGGTGTACGTGCTTACGGACGGCGATAAGCGCAGGGAAAGCTCATCCCATTTTTCCCGCAGCTTCGACGGGCTGAGCACGTTACGGCACCAGAACGGATCGCGGCTGACGCGGCTGTACATCTCGCAGATTTGTTTGTGAGTACGACCATCCTGCACACACATCAGGCGAATTTCGTTTGCCCAGGCTGTCCAGTTCGGTTCTTTGGGACGAACCACCTCGCCGTCACATTCGGCAGCCTGCTCGTACAGGGCGATGATTTTTTTCCAGAGCCACTGTGCGCAGGTCAAATCATCCTGCGTCCCCCACTGGCGCTTTTTAGGGCTGAATACAACCGCATCAGGATGGCGAGTTAAAAAATCCTGTTCAGCCGTCTGCGTGTCCGGTTGCGAAGCGTCCGGACGAGAAGGTTTTTTATCTGACGGATCATGTTTTGATTTTACTGACGGATCCCCGCC